ATTGATTTTATCATTCCGAATTCAATTGAATTTTCTCCAGGTGTAGTCGTACCTACAGCTTTACCTTGGTATACTACGTAAATATTATTAGTGCCTGTTGGAGGGGCTGCGGTAAAAGCTAAAGTTGTTCCACCTGATACTGAATAAGCTGAAAACGGATCCTGACGAACGTTCCCAACGTAAACTTCAATTTCGTTAACGTTTCCTACGGATTGTGTAAGTGTAAAATCTGTTTCTGAATTATCGCCGCTGTACTGCGAAGAGTTCATGGTTAATAAATTATTTTTTGGGGCATTTCCTAAATAAGCCATGATTCCTCCTATGTACTAATTTGATCAACTACACTTACTACTGTATCTAAAGATGAAGCTGTATCGGATACTGCATATAATTGTTGTCCGTCTTGTAATACAACCTTACTACCACCATCCATTAATTCTAATGATCCGCCACTTACAATAGGCACATTTTTAATTAAATAAAAATCATTAGTGTCTTTAATATAGACATCTACTTCAATAGTAGAAGTGGTAACATTAGCTAATCTTAAACTGACAATACAATCATAAGTACTCGAACCTACTGCACCTCCTAAAAGGTCCACAGGTGTTGTCCCAGTGTTTCTTTTTAGATAGTTTCTAAAGTTTTGAGCCATATTAAATATTTACCATTTTTAGACTACAAAGCAACGGCCATTGCAACGGCAAAACCTTGGCTTGCCCCTGCAGATCCACTCGATGCTGCTGTTAATCTTCCTTTTGCGTCGACTGTTAAACTTGCATTAGTGTATGAACCTGCCGACACTGCAGTGTTCGCTAATGTTAGTGCTCCACCTGTAGCGATAGTCGCGTCTCCTGACATATCAACTTCTTCAAATGAAGTACCATCTGCAACTAATATTTTATTAGCTGTATTAGTTGGTAATTTAAATAATGCACCAACGGAAACATCTCCGTCAAAAGCTACATTACTGGAGTTATCTCCAAATACTACTTTACCAGAATCATCTTTCATCAAAGCTTTTTCTGAAGGTAGTGAAACAAAAACTATTGATGTTCCTGTTGAGAAAACTGTTTTAGACCCACCATTACTACTAGCAAGTACGGTATCTCTTGATAGTGATGTACCTGAATGAGTATAAGTTCCAATACCTACTTCCCATTCACTAGGGTTATCTTCCCCAACGATAGTATAGTAAGTACTATTACTGTTTCCAATACCAGAGTTAAAACTAACGAAACCAGTGACTGCACCATCAAGTACCATTGAAACAGTACCTGTAGTTGTCGAGGTTTCTTTAACCCGATCATTTGTTTTAAAAGCCATTTATCCTCCTATGCGACTCTTATAATAGCTGTGCTTGCTCCTGCTGCAGGGAACTGAATTGTAAATGTTCCATTAGTAGATATTTGGTCTGAACCAAAATCTAATACGCAGCATGCTTTGTTACTTTCACTACTATTATAAATTAATGCATATCTTGCATTAATCGTAGCACTAGTAAAAGCTAGATCAGCCCAGTCAACAAGTGCAGTTGTACCATCAGTTGATGTTGCTTGACTAAGTAAAGTTCCGCCTCCAGCAGAATAAGTTCCGCTGTTACCGACTTCATTACCTGTAGTATAAACTGTGGTTGTTGCTACGTTTCCTGTATATGAACTATTATACAAAGCTAACTTAAAAGTATCACCACCATTTTCAAAGTCATGAACACCTTCAAGCAATTCTTTTTTAAAGCTCGTCATTACCGTATTTGCCATTTTTACTCCTTATATTATTATGGACTAGGTGGAACAGATCTTAGTTTTTGTCTAATTTCTCCGTCCACGTATTCGTCTCTTCTTCTTCTACCTTGTTGTTCGATACCTAATCCTGTTAAGGATTGTTGGTAACGACCTTCATATGTATTGAGCAGGTCTTTGTCTTTTAAAAAACTGGATGCTTCGACCAGGCAAGCAAACAAGAGCGTATTTGGAGCATTTAAGCTTATATACGTAGTTGTGTTAGATGAATCTAATTTAGTTCCATCTGATGTATTAGGTCTTTTAACATAAGCGCACTCAACTTTCAAGGCTGCATTAGGGGTTGGACCCAATAATAATTTAGTCTCATTCCAATAGGCATAAAATTTAGGAGTACCCTGAGTAGTCCTATTAGCTGTATATTCATCAATAAAAGAAGCGTCTTTTTGCATTAAAGTCTCTCTAGCTCCTGTAGAACCATTGTATATTTCTAGCCATCTTATTAATAATATACCACTTGGAAGGGTTAAAAACTCATTTCCTACTGATAATGTAGAATAATCATTTCTTCTAAAGACATCTAAATCAACGTCAGTCATTATTCTAAACTCAGCATTTTCTATAAATCCATCCACAATAGTAGAAGTAAATACTGTATCATCTACTTCACAATAATCTCTAATTTTTTGTACTAATTCTGAATAGGTCATGGTGTAATAGTAACAGGACCAGCTGAAACTGGAAATCCTCCTCCTTCAATTCCTCCCACTGTGGCATTAGTACCTTGAGTAAATTGAAAATAATTATCTGGATCTTCAATTAAAGTCACAGTTGCTCCTGCATTATGAGTCGCAGCTGTTGTCCCATAGGCTCCTCTGGTAACCACATTAGGATTTATAGACGTTGCTTCAGGACTTACTTGTCCTAAAGTATTGTCGGTTGCTATAGTTGTATATCTTATAAGTTCGTTGTCAACCATAATTGCTTGACGTAAAAAATCATTTGTTGTCACAGCAGAAAAAGCTGTAGCATTTGTTAATTTAATTCCTGTAGTTTGAGTTGCATCTAGTGCATCAACTAACGTAGTTTGTCTTAAAGGCATTCCTTTTCCTACATCAATAACATATCCTGTTGCATTACAAATAGTGGATCCTGAAATTCCATCTATATCTTTACAACTAGAAAAACCTGGTGACCCATTATTAGTAGGAGGAAATTGGGAAGGACCTGTACTTGTTGATTGATCTGGAGTTCCTCTAAATCTAACTGTATCTCCTTCATTTCTCATATGATTAGGAGAATGAACAAAAATTAATCCACTACCAGCAGTATATGTTTCAAAAGGATTTTCAGGAAGCATGATAGGAACTGTAACCGTACCTCTTTGTTCTGGTCTTGGATGTTCTAAACCAATTCCATCTGCACCTATAACAGCTAATTCCAATTGGGGTTGTTTAGGTTCGTATTCTGTATAATGAACCCACATACCATTCCATTCCTTAACCATTTCTCTGTAAGGAAATCTTAAACCACTTCTATCTGAAATGGCGATAGCGTGTTTTCCTGATGCAAATTTTCCCATAATTAACTAACTGATGGATAATAAGCTTTTGGTGTTACATATGAACTTGTTGGAGATCCATCTTCTGTTAAAGCTCTTTGAAGTTCATCTTCATAATATAATTTTAAAGCTTGTGTTCTATCTGGAGATACTTTTTGACTTAAATAAAAAGCTAATCCTGACGTCATCGCTGGTAAAAATCTATAAGGTGCATCTGGATTATTTGAATATACTCCACTATCTTGAATTCTTTTTACATAATAAAAATTTAAATATTTATTAGTACTTGAACTAGGTGCCATATAAATAGTTAAATCAGTATATTCTCTAAATCGTTGTATAAAATATTGGGAAGGAGTCCCTTTTGATTCTTTATTTGCTAATGCTTGGTAGGTAGATCTATCTATTTTGGACATAGTAGTATCAGTTGGTTCAGTTAAATCATTTCTATAAACCACTTCTAATACATCAGTAGCATTATATAAATAATCTGCACTATCCCCTATTTTAGCAGGATTAGTAGTCACACTATTTCTAGCTGTTTCATCCTTATATATTCTATAAAGATTTTGACCTTCATTTAATTTAATGCTTACGTTAGCTACTTCCCAAAAATGTAATCCTCTATTGCCCCACTCGGACAATAAAATATTTAATGAACGTCTAGCACTCTTAAGATCATATCCTGACCTTCCTTGACCACCGCAACGTTCAAATGCGTCTTCAATTATTTCTTCTATTGATAAGTCAAAACTTACCGAACCGGACGTCGCCATTATTGACCTCCTACTGCCAGATTACTTGTACAGAAGTAGTTGCTCCTAAACCGCCACCAGTTTGAAATTCAATATACATTCCTGCATCAAATTTAATTCCAGTTGCCGCTATGTATTCTTGATACATATCTCCAGCAGCCGAACCTCCTCTGAATTGATATCTTAAAGCTCCACTGTTGTCAGATCCATCAAAAATTTTAATTGAACAATTTGCTGCACCTGGGTTAATTGTAACACCTTTAAGCATACAAATACCACCTACAACAGTTGATCCACCTGTAGCAGTTCTTAAAGTTGAACTAGCTTCAGTATAAAATTGTTTTACTGGCGTCGCCATTCCATTATATGACATATATTTTTATCTCCTAAAAAGATGCTCCCGAAGGAGCATCTTTAATTATTTATTACGCAAGATTATTATTTTGTTGGTACAAAATAGTAGCTCTAACTTCACCAGCGTCAGTTGCACCAGTACTTGTCCACGTAAGTTTTACGTCTGAAGTACCTGTATCAGCCCAAGCCAATGCACCACCAGCTTCAGTTGTTGGGTATTTTCTTCCCGCACCTGAAGCAACTGTTATTGAAAATGAATTAACAAAAGTTGCATTACCACCAACTGTATCTCCGATACTGAAAACGCAAGTAGCATTTCCCATCGCAGTTGGACAATCAAGAACTATGTCAATAATTTGTGAGTTTGCTGGAATAACGACAGTTGTAGCGTTTGCAGCAGAAGCTCCACTCGAAAGAGCAGACCCCGTTGAAAACGTCTGTGCCATTACTACTTGTCCTGTGTTTTTAACATCAGATCCAAGAGTTGTTCCAGTTGTTTCTTTAATCGTTCCCGCTTTTATCGGTCCCGAAAATGTAGTTGTTGCCATGATTATATCCTCCTAGTTTTCCGAACGTAGTCTCTAGGCCGTCGACTATACTCGTCTACGTTCTATAAAATAATTGTATAGTAAGTTAGATATACTCTAATTTTTAGTAGAGTGCAAGGTATCCTAGGGTATTTTGTGTGATTTTGTAAAAGCCTTAAGTTGCTATTGATACTGATGGTGCAGCGTTATTTATTGCATTTTCCCTATTAGCAATTTTAGACTCTTCTGCCTTAATTGCTGCAATAACTTCTTGCACCTTCTTATCAATCTGGACCATATTGAGAGTATATTTACCATTTTCATTATACTCCTGTTGCCAGTTCAACTCCAAGGACCTTTTCTGTTTGTATAGGTCTGTTACCATAGTCTTGGACCTCCTCATAGGTAATATAATTAGTGCCACCATAAAATTCTCCAGCACTGTCCCATTTTATAACATTCTGTCCCAGTTTGTCAACTATAGCTTTTTCTATATCCTCGGGAGTGTCGTTCGATTCTATAGTAAAATCGGCATAATAACCGTAAGCTCTTATTTGGATTCTGAATGTTTTCATAGATTACCTTTTGATTTTTTCTTTTTATCACAAAAAAAAGGGGCGGTCAAGCCGCCCCTTAATATTAGTTTAAAGACTTAATTAGTTATTAAGCACCTTGGTTTCCGTAGATACCTCTCCAGTCAGACCAGCCGAAGCTGTATCTTTCTCTAGCTTTGTATCTAACGTTTCCAGTATCGAAGTCGCCTTCCATAGCTGTTTTTAATGGTGCTCTAACGAAGTGCTTCATTCCATTTGGTACATCTGTTTTGATAAACCAAGCGTCAGTGTCAGATAAGTAGTGGTTAACTACATATCCCTGAGGAATCATACCCATGCTTTTAACAGCATTGATATCATTATCCGCAGTACCAACTCTACCTTGAGATTTCATAATTCTCTCAGCAGTAAACTGAAGCTCTTTAGGGATGATCATTTTCATTCCTTGAGCTGCAATTTTAAGACCTCTTTCATCTTGGAAAGAAGCGATGTCAATCAAAGCTTGCTCTAAAGATGTTTCAGATAAGTCTGCTGCAGTAGTAGGTATGTTAGTTTGGTTACCATTAAGTGTAGGGTGAGCGTTACCACATAATGATTCGCCGTCTCCGCCATTGTAGCCGGAAGCTTGGAACGCATTATTAAGTACGTTTGCACCTTTAACTTGTTTTGATGTCGCCATTGAACGTGCTAAAGCCTTTGTGTATCTAGAAGAGATTCTGTCGTAGAGGTTATCTTCGATAGCTTCTTCTGTCAACGCGAATGCTAATGCTACTGTTTCGTGAGTGTATCTAGCAGTGTAAGTTTCCTGTGCATCGTCGTATTGAACGCCGCTACCTTCAGGTTTTACATCTGCAGTACCGAAACCAGATAACATTACTTCTTCTTCAAAAGCTCTGTCAGAAGATTCGTTGTCGAAAATCTGACTTGCTTCGTTTTCATAACGTTTGTATTCCAGGCCGAATAGTGCATTCAGACCGGGTTCTAGTTCTTTAACTAGCTGTGCTCGTGATATTGCCATGTCGTTATGCTCCTATTATACCCCAACCACAAATGCATTGTATTTGTTGTTTAAAACAACAATTACGTTTGCATATGCCGCGTTGAAGTCTGAGTTATCAGGATCTTCTGCTGATCTCAAGATTCTCCACTGCTTAGTACCTGTAGCTAAATCATTTGTAAGATCTAGTGTAGTGTTACTTCTACCCGCAGTAGATTCACCTGAAGCTGTAGTGTCACAAACTTGTAAGAACGTTTTTTGAACGTTGTCTGCTGTGGAACTAATAGCTGAATCAGTTGCAATCTGATATTCCTGGAATGGGTTGTCATTTACGAACGCAGTGATGTTTTCACTATTCGCAGGTGTAGTTGAAGCAGGATAATAATTGCTCCAAGTAGGTTTTTCAGTTGTAGCTGCATTGTAGAAACAGCCGTTGAAAACTCCAACGACTAAATCTGTAGATGCTGCTGCCGCACCTTCAACAAAACCACCAGTACCAGGAGTGTTACTTACAATCCCTTTAACTGGTTCACCATTGTATATAGCTGTACCATGCGCACGTTTGATAGTGTATTTAGATTGACCTGAAGTCGCAGGAGTATTTCCTAGCGTGTTAACAGGTTTTAATCCATATCCACCAGCTTGTGTATTTGCCATAGTGTTTACCTATTCCAATTATGTTCACATTTTTACATGTAAACGGGTTAATTTAAATTCGGAAAGTTTTGAAAAGAATTATTCTTTTTTGCCACCACCGAAACTATACGTAGTACGCCTGTGATTACTCATTGGCATACTTGGATGCTGGTCCTTCAGAGGCTCGTTTTCAACAGCTTCCTGTTTGTCTTTCGTGAGCTTACTAAAGTGAGCGTCACGTTGACGTGCGAGTTCTTCTGGTATTCTAGCCAACACTAGACCACCTACTCCGATGTAACCTTTGTATCTACCGGACTCTATTGCGGGATAGTTTAGATCAGGATAGGCATCAGCTCTTACGAGTTCCCAACCCTGCCTTAACTTGGACGTGATATTTTTAGTATCATCTTGTCCCATCGTTTCATAACGAATCCAACGCTGTCTAAAGCCGTCTGGACACTTAGGTGCATCTAAGTGAGATGAGTTCACCCAAACTTTTGGTCGTTCAGATTCCGACCTAGTTTGTTGAGCACGAGGAGTTTTTGTTTGTTTTTCCATATGCTTATACCTCCTTCATGGATAATTGTTTCGCATAATCTTCGAGTGGCACGTTTAGCTTTTTAGCTATTGCTACCTGTGAAGACGTGAGTTTCACAGTTTTGCGACCAGGTTTTATACTTCTAGCAGCTGATGAAGTCGCTGAAGCAACCGTCTGGACGGTTTTGGTCGAGTTATAATCACTCTTATCAAATTTATGAGGAAAGTCAACTCTTATTCGTTTGTCAATTTCCTTATAATATTCGTCAGATTTAGGATCAAAGCCTTCTTTTTCCACGAGATCTTTGTGAATTTCAAAAGCAGTGAAAGTCATGGCTCTATCTTGACCAAACCAATTATTCTTTTCTGCCCAAGTTTCAGCTTTTGGATCAGGTGTTCCCCGAGCCGCGTGTTCTCTTGGAAGGGTTGAAGGTGTTTCCCTATGTCTAAGATAATCCTGCTCCTCAGGAGTCTTAGGTTTAGTTTCTGCTCTATACTTTTCAGCGGCAGAAAGTCTAGCTTCTTCTATAGATAAAGCAGCGATTTTTTTATTTGCTAAAACTTGTTTAGCAGCATCACCTGATTCTATAGCTTGACCTAGTTCTTCTTGTGCTGATTTAAGTTGTTGAGAGACTTTATCAGAGAAAGCTTTATCATACTTTTCTTCAGTAGTTCTAAACTTATCGGACATAATCTCGATTTGACGTTTAGCACCCTGTGCATAATCAAGCGCAGCTTTTTCTCTACGCTCGGCTTCTCTCATTTTTCTAGTTAGTTTAGAGATTCTTTTATTAACAGATTCACTATACTCTTCTAGCTTTTTTTCTTCTGCTGGTTCTTGTTCCGTTTTTACTTCTTCTGCTGGTACTTCAGTAACTTTTGCTGGTTCTTGTTCCGGTTCCGTTTTTACTTCTGGTGCTGGGGCTTCTTCTTGTTTTACCGTATCATCTGGTAAATCAATTTCGGCTCCTGGACCTGTTGTATCAAGTGGAACTAACTTTTCGTCTTTTTTGTCTGATGGTTGTTCTTGATCAGGCATAGTTTCCTCCTATGTAAGAAATTAGAACTCATGGATTATATCCTCTGGGTTCTTAATTGTTGCGATGATTTCATCATCGTTTAACAGTCGTACTTCTCCACCTTCTATTTTAAACCGAGATCCTGCATACCGAGCAAATATTACCCAGTCTCCCTTTTTGCACCACGGACCATCGGGATATCTTTCTTTATCCCTATAACAATCGGGACCCATCTCTAGTACGTTTCCACATACTGTAGCGAGTTGTTGTCTATCGATTTGTTCATCGGAATATAGAATTCCTCCTTTAGTTTTTTTCTTCCCTTGAAAAGGAAGAACTAAAATTCTCCAACCAGTTGGTTTTGGCAACTTAGCTGATTCTTCTTTGTATTTATCTGTTAATGCTGATTTAATTTTTGGTATGTCTGTCGTTGATGTCGATGACGTTTCCTGTGTGTTTTTCATATTGCTCCTTTTTTTCAAGCAGGTTGGAAATCTCCTGTAAGATTGCTTCGTAAGCGTTTATTTGTCCTAACATATACTTATAAGACTCAAAATTGTCAACCCCTGCACCTGAAGTTAGTGCAAGCGTGATGGCCTGTAGGGTTTGCTTAATTTGTCTTTTTAACTTTAGTATTTCGTCCATTAACTTTTTTTATTCATGGCTCTAAAAGTTTTAGCTAAATTGTATCTTTTAGATCCTGGCGGGCATGTTTCACTCCCGAATTTTTTTCCTGTGCATGGTTTATCTTTACGCATGTTTTTAGTGGCACTTTGAATCCATTTATCTTTACCACCACCGCTTTTAGCTCCAACTCTATCCATTGCTTTATTGTGAGCAGTTTTAAAACTATCTCCTTTTTGCATGCTGGATTTCATGTGGGCCATATGCTTAGCTGAATGATGTTCAGCATGTTGTTTCATTTGCTTATTCCCACCAGTGCTAAAATTAGTTCTAATTGGAATTCCACCACTAGGATACAAATCTTTATTAGATGAAAAATATTTTTTCATCCCCGAACCAGGGAATGCTTTGTTATCCTGATAACCCATTATCTAATTTCGCAGCCTTTGCCTTTTTTTGCAGCGCCCCAACTACCTTTACCGCCATGAGAGAAACCAGCACGACCACCTTTTTTGTAGCCTTTTTTGATTTCGCCAATTACTCTTTTCTTTTCAGCTCTACGGTTAGGATTAGATTTTTCTGCATCTATACGACCTACTTCTTCAAGTAGATTCATTCTTCCTGTGTTTGCCATTTTAGCTCCTTATATTATTAAGATTTATCCATTGTAGACACAGAGGAATAAGCTCTTTTACCCATAGCTTTTTCCATGCCTTTAGACTCATCTCTTCTAGCTTTAAAGCTTTGAGATTTAGTCGACTCAGCACCGTCTCTTGCGCCTAATGATTCATCCAGTCTGTCGTTGTAACCTTGAGATTTTCCACCCGTAGATTTTTTAGTTCTACTTGCGTATGGAAACCTAACATTACTTCTAACTCCGTTCTGTCTCATTATTTTTTTCCTCCGTTTTTAAATATCTGTGTTCCCTTTATACCATATATACTCGCAACGACAAGTATCCACAAATTTGTGAACCATGACGGGAGCTGCTGGAACTGCTCAAAAAACTCCTTTATCTTTGCAGAAGCATTTGGATCGTCCGAAAACACCCCCCAGGCGATCACCAAAATTGGCAGCGTGAGAATTACGAGGACGGCCTCGTCCTTCCAGTCCGATTGACGGGCTTCTAAAAGTTTGCCCTGGTAAGCTTCCTCTCCAGAGGCCATACGAGCAGCATGCATATGCTGTGCGTCCGCCATAGCCATTTTAGTTTCTTGACGTTTTTTAAATATATGTGTACCAGCCTGTAAGGCTACTTTAGCTAAACTGAACCAAGCCATGAGTTAATACCACTTAACTTTTGACTTTTTGTCAGCAAGCATTCTTCTTTGACCACCAACTTTATTTACTGTTGGAATCTCTTCAGGGATTTTAATCTCAACACCACCTTTTAGGTATCCATCTTTATTGATGAATTGTTTTTGATTAACTCCTTTGTAGAATGGTTCTTTACCGTTCTTTGCCATTTATCCTCCTAAGATTTTGGACCTTTTAAAGTTCGGACATCTTTAGCTTTCATTCTTGCGATGTCACGTTTAGTCTCATCTGCCATTGTTTGTTTTACCAAAGATGTATCAGCTCGCAGTATAGCTAATTCTTCGTTTTGTGCAAGCTTATCATCCTCAATACCTTCTTTAGATAGTATTTTAGCTTGTTCTACAGACTTTCTTTGCTCCATTTCTTCTTGTTTTCTCACAGTATCCATCGCTTTTAAGTCAACTTCTCTTGATTTAAGTTTAAGTAATGGATCATGATCAAATTGAGAAGTAATTTTCTTCTCTTCTTTCATGAAGTCTTCTGTAATTTCAGCAATCAATATTGCTTTTCTAGCTTCTATCTTTTGAGTAATATCTTGTATTTGAGGTGCTATCTGTTGTTGCATCTCAGGACTTTGTTGAGACATCTGTTGTAATTGAGCTAACATCTGCATTTCTTGTGGAAATTCCATTTGAACTTGTTCTTGTGCCATTAATGAAATGTGTTCTAAAATATTTTTTTCAACTGCAGCCATGACGACAGGATTATTTCTTACCATGTTCAAAGCCATAAAATGTAAGTGCGCGGTAACGTGCGCTCTATGATCTTGACCTGAAAATGCTTGAAAAGGTTTCTGTGCTAAAGCATCAATGTGTTCTAACGCAGGGTCTTTTGGTTGCACTGGAGCAGGAGGAGGTAAGACTCTATCGATATCTTTAACTCCTAAAGCCGTATACATTGCTCTATAGCATTCATATAAGTTGTGCATTTTTGGGTTGGACATAGCTAACTGTAATTCAGTTTGAGCTACACTTATACGTTGCGTTTGTGAAAATATATCCGGGTCTGCAACAGGTAAAATATCTACCTTGTCGTCGAAATCAGCTGCCTTGATAGTTCTTTGTGCACCAACAACATCATAAGGATATTCTGGTGGTAAAGAAGTAGCAAATATTTTTGCAAGTAATTGAAACTCTTCTTTAAGAGATGCAAACAATCTTTTATGTATTGCACTCATAACTCTAGAGCCTCTTTCCAATAAAGCTACAGTTGTTCCAACTGCAGCGTTTTGGTTTCCATCACCAACTTGTGAATCAGCAATGGATGCAAATCTTTGTCCTGCCGCTACTACTGTTCCTAGTAATTGAAAAAGAACTGGAGAAGGTTCTTTATACGGCAAATTCATAAATGAATCTTTTAAACTTCCACCAGGAGCATCAACGTCTCTCCATTCCCCTGGTTGTAAAGGAGCGGCATCATCTCTAATTCTAATACCTCTCATTTTAAATCCGGCCGGTAAATTAGATAATGTACCAGCATCTAATAATTGGCGGAGAGCAACCGTTGCGGTTCTGCTCAATCCGCCAATCATGTGTATTAATCCGAAACCATAAAATCCTAGTCCAGGCAGAAATTTGAAATGGACAAAATATTGGATTTTCTTTTTTGTCGGATCGTTGGGCGCAAAGTTCCTTCTTACAGAAAGAACTGTACGGCTACCTGCATCGATGGTTACGATATAAGGTAGTTTGATACCTGTTGGTTCTCCGGTTTGTGGATTGATGTCTTCGAAGCCTTCCAGGTCCAAATTTGTATGACACTCTAAAAGAGTGTAAATATCTTCAGGTTTAGTTTTCTTTTGCCCATCTAATTCTCTTTCTTTTTGTTTTAATGGGTCTTCAAACATTTGCGGTGTGCCTAATTCTACATCTCTATAGAATCCTGAAACTTGTTGTTTTCTAATCTCATTACCAGACATTTTTAAAACGTGAATAACGCAATCAGCATCTTCAATATTAGTTGCACTATATGGAACTAATAAATCATCTGCTTGAACAAATTGAGAAACTGGTTGTTGTTTAACTGCATCAAAAAATACTTTTTTAAATGTAGAACCAGCTAATGGTAAATAAAACAGCATTCTATCAAAATCTTCATCATATCCTTCCATTTGATTCATCAACATGTAATTCATATAATTTTTAACTCTTTGAGACTGTTGATCTTTCTGTGGAGTCGGCATACCCATAATTTGTGTTCTTACAGGTCCTTGTGCCGGTAATAATTCTTTATACGCTTGTGCTTGGAATTGTGTAACTGCTTCTGCTAACACTGGGTGTGTTGCACCTGAAGCTCCTTGAAATGGTTGGGTTCTTTGTTGATACTTAAATCCAAGTAAGTCAAGCCCTTCAATATAAGTATTCTCCCAATCTTTTCTGGACATTTTATAGTCCATTTGTTTTTCATAAAGATCTGCTGCTAAAGGTCCTAAAACATTTTCAGGAAGCATTTCGGCTAGGTTTGCAAAATGATCATCAGGATTTCCTGGCATCAATTGTGTAGGGTCAAAGTTAACTTCAACTCCACCATCTGCTAATTCTGTAATTGCTGGTCCACCTTCTGGTGAAGGTGCTTGTCCTTCTACTTCAACGTTTACGTCAGACGCAACATCGTCTTTGTCTAGGTCTACACCTGGTATACCTGGTAATGCCTTTTCCATAGGCGAAAATTTTCTATCTTCCGGAGTATCTGCCATTTTTTAATCCACTGTTGGTTTTTATAACAGGTTTCTTGCCATAAGGCAAACCTTGAGGAACTGGTCCTTTTAAAGGAGGAATTGTCTTAGTTAATCTCTTTGGTTTAATCATTTTATTCGACATCAAACTCTCCTGCATCTCTTGCTTCATCATAAGCACTTTGAGCTCTACCTTCTGCCCAATCAACCTGTATTTCACCTTTAGTCATTTCGTCAACTTTTTTTCCAGTGCCAATTTCTTCCATTCCTTTAGTACCACCTAAAACGTCATGAAGTTCTTCTACTACTTCACCATCAAAATCCACATCGTCAGGACCTGAACGCACTGGAACAGAATCTTCAACTATAAATTCTCCCTGATTATAAAATGATCCATCTGCATCACCTTCCCATTTAGGAGCCTCATATGTAATTTGGAAATCTTGTTCATAAGCATTTTTACCACTGATATGATAATCCTCACCAATTCTTTCTATATGAAATCCTGGAAGAAAATCATCTGTACCTGTAAACGACCACATACCATCACCGTGATATGTCATTTTATCATTTACCTTATCTATAAATTTTGGAAACCATACAGGCATTTTAGTGCTTGATCTTTCAATCATTTTAATTGGACCAGGGATCGGGTTACGCGTAGCGCCTTTTAATAATTTATCTAAACCTAAATATTTAAGAGCACCAATAGCACCACTTGTAACTAAAAGTTTATTAAAGTCTCTTCTATTCATTCCTTTGTCGGTTAAGGTTTCTTCAATAACCTCATCTACATTTCTACCAGCAACATAAGGAGCTAAAGACTTTTTAAGAGCATTGTATTTATTAGCTGCCATTACATATCCAAATGGTAATGTTATATCTAATCCCATTTCAATATTCTTACCAGCAATGGTTGGCCATTTAGATTGTCCTTGCGCTATCATTTTATCTTCCATTCCTTCAATTAAAGAATCTAGTCCTGTTTTTTCTGAAAATGCGCCGGGCATTAAATTTTGAAATGCTTCTGTAAATAACCCTGTTCCTTCTAATTTATTATAAGGTTGATCTGTTAACCAACTATCATCAACTCCTTCCATATACTTTTCTCCCATTCCTATAGAAGCTGAAGATCTAGGTTCTGCTTCTTTTATTTTAAACGCAGGTCGTGTTGCTAATTTTTGTAATAAATCAATTGATACAAAAGGAAGTTTAGCAGAAACTTCTGCAACATTCATTCCAGCTCTTAACATTCTAGCTGCGTAGTATGGCCAGTTATCTACCCTTGCTACATCAAGAATTTTTCCTGGAACACTCTTACCGGTATTCCAACCTTGTTCCATTTCAAACATTTGGTTTTTAATCCATTCTAAAATCTCTTCATCAGATTTATCGTCATTAGGAGTGCCGTCTGCAAATCCAACACGGCCACCTTCTCTTAATCCTTGTGGAGGAACTTTAATCATGTCTTTTATATCTATGGCCCAATTCATAGAGTCATCCATTTGTTTTAATCTTTCATTAAGTAATGGATCATCTTTTCCTACTGACTTAGGCATTTGTAATCCCATTAAATCTTTTATAATAGCTTGTAAATCTTTTCCGTGTTGTTCTGTTACTTCTCTCATAGTCATATTTCCTTCAATAAGAGCATTAATTGCTTTTCCAAATCTTTGCGCAGCTTCAGGATTTTTAATTAACCATTGAGAAGACCCTAGTCCTGCTTCTGGTAAAGGCATTCCAAAAAAACCAGAGAATATCATGAAATCTAATGCCGCTGCTGTTGCACCTATTGGTAATTTTACACCTTTAGGAAGAGGGGCGCTTTGAAACATATTTGCTAATCTATTTCTTATCCCTCTAATAATCATGCCTGCTCTATTTTTATTGACCTTTAGATCTTTAACAATTGATTTATAAACCTTAATTGGATTTGGTTTGTCTCCATAAATTTTTCCATCAACCATAAACTGAATACCACCATGCGCTTTTGATATTCGTTGAATTTCTTTAATAAATTGTTTTTTAGTAAATTCTCCAGATTTATATTTTTTATGTGCATCTCTTACTCCAAAGTTTGCAGCTCTACTTACCAGTTGAACTCTATATGGATTAATTTCTACTCCTTCAATATGATGCACTTGTGCCTGAGAATAAGCTCTTATTCTTCTTTGAATAAAATCTTCATCTGGCATTGCACCATTATTGAGAGCTTTATACTCCTGTATGATGGCATCCCTAGCTAAATACTGACCAAGTGCTAAAGTTTTGCCGCTTGCTTTATCTTTTATTCTTTTAGAACCATAAAGTTCTGCTTGAGTTGCATAATCTTTTGTAGCTCTTGAAAAAGATCCTTTTCCAAAAGTATTATCAATTTGTTTAGCTAAATTATCGTATGTAAAAGTAACTTTTCCTTTTGGAGTTGTCATATCTGTAAATGTAACTTGTTTCCAAGCTGGTTGTCCTGTTTTAGAATCTATCGCCTGCCAGTCAACATAACCGTTTTTGTCTTTAGGCCAATTTTTTTCAAATCTTAAACTTTTGCCATTAAACGTTCCAGACATTTTAATTCTATCACCAGTTTTAGTTCCAACCGATGCTTCCCAAAAATTCTTCCATAATTTTCCTTCAGGCCCTCCAGAAGGTTCAAAATTTCCATATCTTTTAGCTCTAGTATCAGCAGAAATAAGTTTGTTAGCCTCTTGTCTAAAAGTTTGTTCTCTTAATTTAGGATCAGGAATTGCATTAATTCTTTTTATAACTTGTTTACTATTAGATGATAATTCATTAATAATTTTTATTGCATCTGCTTCCCCTCTTATAAATTTTAATCCTAATTTGTCCTGAGTCATATTAATATTACTTACAGTCCATTTATTATCGAGCATTGTTGTCTTACCCATTTTATTTAATTTCTTTGCCACCTCTTCTCTGGTTAGCTCTACATTTTCAGGTTGTAATCTCCATTCTTTAAAATCGGCATCAGACATTCTTTTTGAATGATATTTTTTACTCAATCTTTCATGTTCATCTAAAATTAAATCTAAATTTGCATCCGTTGCAGCAACTGAACTAAATCTAATAGGTGGTTTACTTTTCTTAAAACCTCCTCCAGGATAAAAATCAAATTGATAATACCAATTTTTATTATGTTTAGGACCAGAAGAAACTAAATTAATTCCTTTTGGAAGATCTGCTTTTATAGCATCTACTTGAGTAGAAGTTAATTTAACCCCACCCCCAAATTTATCTCTACTAGTTGTTGCTCCTTCAATGTTTCTATATTCCCCTGCAATATTTTTATCGTACGAAGTAGGTTTATATGTTGTTTGATCTCCTGATAATTTTCTTTTCTCATATCCCGACAATCCATATGTAGGTTTTACTAATCTTACTTTGTTCTCTGGTGCAAATGGTTGTCTCGCCAATCCACCTTTAGCTGCCATCATCTTGTTAGGTAAAACTGGTCCTATTGGTTTAGGTGCCCAAGGATTAACTGGTTTAGTTGGGTCCTCCGGTAAAGGATTACCACCGGCAAAAAACCTTTCACCAAGTGGTTTAAGTGGTGAAGTTACATTATCCGCTGATTCAATGTTTCCGGTAGATGGGTTAAATATTATTCTGCTCATTAATTTTGTAATAACACGTTTATTCTACTTGTTAAACTCCTCTGCATTTGTTTTCTTTGAGTTTGGTTGTAATCTGCGTATATACCCAAACCTTCAACAACCATTCTAAGTCTTTCTAATAAATCATCCAATTCTGATTGTCCAAGACCTGTTACAAAATCTCCTTGATTACCAGATTGATCTTGTTTCAATAGTCGTAGAGTTTCTTCCATATCAAAACCTTCATCAAACTCGGGATCTAACACAGAACCATGGCCCCAGTGATAATTATAATTTCCTCCTAAAGAATAACCAACACGTCCGCCATCAGCCATACCGAATAATTTTCTAAAATTAGATAATGCTGATGCTTGCGCTTGTTCTGGTGTCATGTCTAATGTTATATCTTTAACAACTAATTGAAGTTGATCTTCTGTTACATCACCTGGTGCATAAGGTTTCATACTATCTACAATTTCTTGTCTTAATCTTTGTAATGGAGATCCGCCACCGTCAAATCCTAAACGAACAATACCACCTTCTGCATATAAACCCTCATCTGGATCATAATCAGGATCATCAGGGTCAAAATTAGGGTCATCTCTATAAGGTCGTTTATTTTTGTAATCCCATCTATCTGATGGATCTCTTTGATTAACCCAATCGTCTGTATCGGTAAAAATTTGATCTTGGTCTGCTTTTGAGATACCTTTGTATCTACCTTCACCTTTTAACACCTTATTTACTTCTTTCATCGCTTCAACCGGTTCTAATGTTTTTATATAATTAATATGATCGGTAATAGTATAAGTTCCGGGAGCCGTGGTCTTTGTTTTTGAACCAAACTTTTGCTTCCAGAGTTGATAATCATACTGGAAGTTTCCAGTTCCTTTCCCTAATTCTTCATACATTTTTTTAGCCTCAGCTAATGCTTTTTCAATCGCATCATTTCTTGCCTCTAATTTTTTAAATTCTTCATATCCCATTTTAGTACCACCAGTAGAATCTACTTCAGCCATCTTCCCTTGGTTCATGTGTAATTCATCAACTAACTTGTTTAAATCATCATCTGTTAATTTAGATATGTCTATTGTTTCTGAAACTAAAGTTGGTTTTAATTTTTTTTCTTCCATCATTTTCTTAACTAACTCAGGATGTTTAAGTTCACTTGTATCTATATCAATCTCAGGCTTAGCACCTATTTTTTGTCTATGCATGTCATAGAAATGATCAATAAGGTCTTCTCTGCCATCTCTTAACATTGCTTCTAATGTTTCTTTTGGTGGAATTGTTTGTTCTGCATTTGGATCAACATTTTTAACTAACCAATCTATTCTATCCTTGTATATATCATCTTTAATAATTTCTTCAGGGGATTTAGATGTTTTAGTACTCTTACTCCACGGTCCTTCAATCACGTTGCTTTCTAATTCTAAATTGTCTCCTGGTTTAGCAGTGATACCTAATTTTTCAGAAATTTCATCCCAACCTTCATCTCCTTCAGAAATAACTTTAAATACGCTATCCATAGTGTCATCTTGCTTGTAAGCTGGATCAGTTGTATCTACTGCAGTTTTCCAATCCATTTTGTTATACGCTTCAGGATAATTTCTTTTCAACGCATCTAAATATTTTTTCTTCTTTTCTGCATTATCAACAATTGCTCGCATTACATTTTCAGCTTTATCTTTATCGCTCATTCCTTTTATATTAGAATAAAAATGATCATCACCTTTAAAAATATCTATACTTTTTTGAGCTTCTTCAGCATGAGCTATTAATTCTACTTCATTCATGTAATCTAACGCGTTCTTCGGTCCGTCAACCTTGATTGGTTTAATCTTATTCTTTTTCATCCAATCGACCATTGCATTTGGACCAATGAAGGTATCTCCTTGATTAAACATGTCCGCTTCAAAGACTTCGTCAAATTTATCAAATATTTTATCTCCAAAATGATATCTCCAAATTCTTGGTATATCAGGAGCAAACATATCGGCCCCAGCCCAATGATATTTGCCTTCTTTAACAGCATTATAGATTTCATCATCAAGTTTAATGATTCCCGCTTCGTGGAGCTTGGCTAATTGGTAAGATAAACCTCTATACATGTCAGATCTTCCTTCATAAGCTCTACCGTGATATTTTCTCTTAAAAAATTTATCTCTTGCAGCTTTTTCCGCAGCTTCTTTCTTAGCAATGTTTTCAGGTTTCATTTCATCAGCTAATTTTTTTAATTCGTTCAGTTTATCTTGAAGTGATCCCATAATTCCGGTATCACCAACAAAATTTTCTTGGCCCCGAGTCTTCATAACTTTAGCAATATCTTTTCCATCTTTTCTTAAGATATCTGCTGACTTAATGTTGTTAGTTCTTAACATCTTAAGAATTCCAACGTTATATTCTAAATTTTTTAATTGTTCTCTTCCTAATTTAATTCCTTCATCATCAATCTTCTTCAAGACTTTCATGATGTCATCAAAAATATCTTTTTCATAAGTTTTAAAAAGATAATACTGTCTATCTCTAGTCATGCCTTTATTAGCAAGACTATATTGTGTTTCATTTATCGGATTTCTAAAACGAATTCCAATTGCTGGAAGATCACCAATATCTTTACGAGTTAGGAGTTTTAAAACTCCTTCCTTGTCTTTATTGCCTCTTAAATATTTGTTGATAAGTTTTAGTAACTCATCCCAACTGCCTTTAGCCATAATACTGCCTTTTTATACCAGGAAGTTTTTCTTCAACATAATCCTCAGGGTGTTGAATCAATCCACCTTGCCTGAACCTCATGACTGCTTGTGTTGTACTATCCACAAGGTCGTCATGATCCCCATGTGGAAACGCTGCGCATTCCTCGATCACTTCTTCGGCAAACTTTTGAGTGGGCGCCCATATCGTTCCGCTCTCAAATAGCGGTGCGACCGAGTTAACACGTACATGTTTATCATTTCCTTTGCTCGGTGTAAAGTTTACAACAGGAATATCCATCTGTCTTAATTCATAGGTTAATGGCAATCCAGCGGCCTTAGATTCGATTAAAACTGTCTCTGGATCCCAATATTTGTACGCTGCAAGGGCTCTTCTACGCAATTCTGGGAACTCCCAACGTCCTTTAATTGCGTCTAAAAGCATCAATGCTTGTTTTGGTTCGTTCGGATCGGGCCTAAATATGCCCCAAGTGGTAATTGCACTAAAATCGGCTGTTTCTTTTTTCAAATATGCCGTATCGTACGACTGAATTACATGTTCTAACGGTGGAACCCAGTCTCTATCCCATTTTTGCCACCATTCTCGCTTAATTAAGGCTCCTTCTTCTGATGTTGGACGTTGCATCCACTGTGCATTCCATTTTCCAACCGGTAATGTCGCTTTTACCTTCTCTAATTCGTCTAATTTCCAATATTGAGGCCAAACTGGCTTTGCATTTTTAGTGTCATCGTCCAAAATTGCCGGAAATTCTACAACTTCCCACTGATCAGACTTAACTTCACCCTGATTTTTTAATAAAATTCCAGTTAAGTCCTTTGTTGACCACCTTGTCATAACTAAAATTATTTTTCCACCTGGTTGAAGCCTTTGACGTGGTCCTGAAGTGTACCATTCGTACGCATTTTCCATTGCAGATTCGGATAACGCATCTTGTTCCGAGTGTGGATCGTCAATAATCAATAAATCAGCTCCACGGCCCGTGATTGCTCCTCCAACACCAGCGGCGAAATATTCACCACCCTGGGCTGTCTCCCAACGGCCCGCGGCTTTTGAGTCTTCTTGTAATTTTGTTTGAAAAATTTTTGCGTATTCCGCAGAATCAATTAAATGTTTTGCTTTTCTACCAAAACGAATTGCAAGTTCTCCAGTGTGTGTCGCTTGAATAATTTTTAATTTTGGTTGACGGCCCACCATCCACGCTGGAAGCAAGAAAGAGGCAAATTCAGATTTAGTATGCCTAGGTGGCATATTAACAATTAACCTATTTATCTCGCCTGTGGCTAATTTATTAAATTTTTTTGCAATGTGCCTGTGATGGGGCCCCTCAATAAATTCGGGCCATACGCACTTAACAAAAGATAGAAAATCGTCTTTAGCTTTGTTCTGTATCTTTTTTTCAGCATGCATGACCTGATATCGTCTGAATTGCTTCCGGACATCCGCAGGTAACTTGCTAATATCAACATTATTCAAGTCCATGGTACCAAAAAGTTTTTACCATGATTAACAGTCTAAATCAAGGCCTAAAGAAAAAAGCAGTGGGACCCCTTTTCTTTTTTCGGGGGTTGGGGTATCGATTATATATAAGATTGAAGTTTCAAGCGGGTCCTACTTATTAAATGTGTCACGCGTCGCAAGACGCGTGACACTTGGACACTTACTTAGTGTAGTTTGTTATTCTTCTTGTCCTTAATTAATTGTTCTAACTCTTTTGTTTGTGGGTGTGTCCACATCATGTCGTGAACCATATCCATATTAGACAGCAATATAATATGAGCCATTTCTTCTTGAGTAAAGTTAGAGTTCTTACACTCTCTCAATACTTCTATTCGTCTAGCAAATGCCATCTTGTCGTCTTTCTCATTTCTTGCTTGAGATAAGAAAGCAACAGCATTTAATATCTTTGGTTGAAGATAGCTTGGCAATGCTTCGAACAATTCATTTAGTTTATCTAAAAGAATTAGTTTGTCTTTATTACTTGGCTTTGTCATTTTTATACTCCAAGTTAAAAGTTTTATTTACTTGATTAGCAACATAATTACTGCCCATCATAAAACCTAACCACAACAAACTTCTTTCGTTTGGTATGTGTCGGTTAATATACTCTATAACTTCTTCTTGTGTTTCAAAAGTAATTACAAAGTTATTTGTTTCTAGTTTTATACTCATTGTGTCCTTTCGTTTAAAGTATAATTTGTATCATTATATTGTTCCTCGGTCAATGGTCTTATTTCTTTTGTTACTTGATTAACAAATCTATAATTAGACTTTACATCATCGCGCCAATTATAATCATAGTCTTTATACCACGCATTCTCCGGTCCTAAAATAATAGGCTGAGTTATTCTTCCAAAATGGTCCAAAGCCATTTCGCCAAACTTATTAAACCAATCTTGTTCACATCTAGTCGAACATGCATTTCCACCTAAATAATAAAAATGACTTCTTCTTCTAGTTTGGTTTGTTTTATTTCCTTTAGGTCCTCTTATTCTATCTTGCGTATAATAAGTATGACACTTTGGTCCTTGGCAATATTTTAATGTGCTCATTTAATCCACCACATTTCTGTTGCTTGTCGCCAACCATTTGCGTCTAAGTCCCAATAAGTAAAACATTTAATTCCATTTTTATCTGTTCTAGTTTTTGAGCCCTCTCTATTGTCGCCATTTCTAGTAATCATCTTACCATATTTTTTTGCATAGTAAGTAATCTTAAAAGTTATTGTGTTTTTGTTTTCTTCTGTCATTGTGTCCTTTCTAAATTATGGCTATCCTATCATTAATAGGATAGCCACGTCAAGTTAATTATTAACTTATTTTTGCATTTGTTTGGCTAGATTTTGCTCGTATAAAATCCTCGCCTTTATCTTATCCTCTCTACTGATATCTTTATTTTTCATGCCCTTAATCCTATCAGCAAGATTTTTGGGATTATAAATAGTTAATCCTGTTGAATTAACTCTTATAATTTCTGCGTCATTGACCGACAATCCAAGTTCGGTGCAAAGTTCAATAGCTTCATCTAAATAACGATAACCTTTTAAACCGATTTTAATTTCTTTCATCTGATTTAAAATGCTCTCAATCCATTTTTGGTGTGCCATTATTAATTGACCTTTTGCTTGTTGCCATTGAATAAAAGTTTCAAAATTCTCTCTTGAAACTTTTATTTGTCTATCTCTACAATACTCACGACCAATTAAATCTAGTTCATAATCCTTATCCCACTCGGCAGAATAACTTGTAAGATTACTATTATAACTATCATTCATACCAAGATACTTGTCATTTGCGTCTTGATATTTTTGTTCGTGAGGATTTCTGTCTTTGCCTAACATTTCAATATTGATATCGGGATTGCAATTTTCTTGTGCTTTAAGTTCATCACGAAAATAAGCATAAGCAAAATTTCTTCCACTATCATCAAGATTAGGTTTGTGTCCCTCTCTTTCTTGTCTATCAATACCATTTATATCGCCACCGATTTTAAAGTCAAAGTGTTTAGTTTCATACTTATCATCTTCTTCAATAACCTCGCCATTTTCGTCAATGGTTTCTTTTGTTTTCATATAACCAAAATGAAAACAACTATCTTTGGCAATAGTATTAACGTTAGGATATTTGTCTTGCAAATATTGTGCCATTTCAACATCTTCTTTTGGATATTGTTTTTCAACACATTGTTTTGCAAGTTCCCAAGTCTTATCTTGTATGTTTTTAAAATTAGCTTTTAAATTGTCATACTTTCTTTTTTCTTGGGTGTCCTCTTGTTCAAGATGAATACGCATACGATTTGCAATTTTATTTCTGTATTCTGTATTCAATCTTATTCTATGTTGTTTTTGCATATTGTCCTTTCTATTATTTAACATAATTATTTTCTTTTATATCTTGACAATAGGATTGTCAATGATTAAGTATGATTAATCGAAATAAAAAAACAATAGTTTATTTTATTAGATTGAGCAGGTTTCTGGTAGCTGATAGAAGTAGCGAAAGCCAAAATATTGAGTTATACCAGAACCAGAGCTCTTGGGCTCTATTACTGTCTTAAGGCACATGCAACCGAGATGGGAAGAGAGCTCTTAGGACTTTTTGGCGCCTGGAAATTTCTGGGCTATATTATAGGTCGCGAGCATCGGGCGGTGCTGGGCCAGTAGGGATGCATACCGGAAACCCCGCCTATGAGCCAGGTCCTAAAGAATTAAATGGACAATGAAAGAAAAAGGAATAAAGTATTAAAATGACAAAAAAGAAAATATTAGATGGATATTATATAGATGGTAAAGGAAACATCTTTGAATTGTATAAAGATGAACACGGTAAAGTTTCACAAAAGAAAATGAAAAATACAACTTTTGTAATTACTGAAAAAAAGAAATATAAAAAATGATAAGTGCTGTAGCCCCTCCAGGCATGCCTATAGAGCGTGGTATGACAGCCTCCTGGATCCAGAGACTAGTCAACCTGGGTTCAGGAAATATGGATCAAACAGTTTAGAATGATTCTAATTAACAAAAAAAATAAAAAACTGAGCTTCAAGCAACAGGCGGCGGGCCGGGCTCGAGCTACAAGCAACA